ATAAAAAAGAGTTTGAACGCAACACAATAAAAAGGGGACCAATATGAACGCAGCTACAATTATCGCAATGTTAAAGGCAATTTTACCTACAAAGAAAATCGCAGCTTGGATTTTGGGAGTATTGGGTGCAGCACTCGCAATCTTTATGGGCGTTACAAACTCTGATTTAAAGGCGCAATATTGCGCAAGCGAAGTTGTTAATTTGCCAAAGCTTGAAGTTGTTGCGCCAATGCCTGAGACGGCACCCGCTCCAGCTGTAAAAAAATAAGGGGGAGTTATGGCTATTACGTTACCTTACGGAACAAAGATTGCTGAGACTGGCGATCGAGGGGCTCCGCTCTTCGATTTAATGGACGAAAATTTCACCAAGCAAGACTCTCACAATCACGACGGGGTTAACTCTCCGCTACTAACGGCGCAAGCGTTTGTTGGCGTTCCGCAAACAATACTGGCGGCGAACTGGGTTTCTTATGGCGGCCCTGTTGGACACTACCGACAGCTTGTTACTGTTATGCCTGGATTTTTGTTCGACACGACAAAGATTGCGTTTCGCACAACGGCTGGAGCTTATATTTATCCAACAGTTGAGCGCGTGACTGGGACGACATATTATGTTTATTCAACTAATAATTCGATTGATTTTACCGCTGTCTATGGGGGCTAATTTTGGCTGGGAGCAATTCACAACCGTTTGAGGTTAATGACTTTTCAAAAGGCATTACCGACGATGTTTACGACCAAGTGCCAGCGACGTTCGCCGTTTTAGATAATTTTCTAATCGGGGGCGACAAACGACCATACTCTCGATTTGGGAGCGAAGTTGAAAACATAGACTATCCAGAAATTCCAACTGGCGTAAGAGTTGGCGCACTAATAAATTACGCCAACAACGAAAAACTTTTATATCAAAGCTTAAGAGAAATTTACTATAGAAATCCAGACTCGTTTACTGAGCTCATCGGACCAACTGGTAACAACGTTTTTAGTGAGGGCGGAATAGAAAGTGAAGTTTCAACCGCTCAGTGGAATAGACACGTTTATTTAACAAGCGACTCTTTTCCAAAGCCAATGAAATTATTTAAAGATGGCTATGGTGAATATCAGGTTAGAAACTCAGGGCTCCCAGCGATGACTGTTCAACCAACAGCAACGGCTGGAAACACTGGCGATCAATCTTTTATTTACGCAATTTATTACTCTGACGACTACACGGTTTTTGCTTTAACATATCAAACTGTCGGGCCAATCACAGCAACGCCAGTTAGCAATTGTGCGGCGCCAGAGCTTTTCCCTATCACGATAAGCAACATTCAAGAGATAACCAACGGGCCAACTGATAATTATAACGTCAGCGGGATTAAAGCTCAGATTTATAGAACGACAAACGGCGGGACTTTTTTTAGAAAAGTTGGCGAGGTCGCAAATGGTGTGACAACATTTGTTGACAGTATGTCAGACGCGACACTTGTCGACACCGGAATTCCACTTTACACAAATGACGGAACTGTTGATTTCGACCCGCCGCCGCTGCATAAATATGCACACGTTGTTAATAATACCGCTTATTATGCGCATATTATAGACGAAGACGGCGAGTCACCATATAGAATTCGCCAAAGTGTTCCGGGCGTTCCAGACTCAGCTCCAATTGATTTTGTCACCGAAGTCGACGACGAGATAAAGGGTTTAAACAGCGTCCAAAGTATTCCGCTTGTTTTCTGCAAAAAATATATTTATAGGCTCGACGGATTTTTCGATCAATTCGGTCGAGGCGGAACAAACGCGATTAGAATTTCAGATAACGCTGGGCTAATTTCAAATAGCTCAGTGGTCGCGTGCGAGGGGGGTGTTTTCTTTTTCGGCAACGACGGAGTTTACACCTCAGACGGCTATAAGTGCATGAAGGTTTCAGACCAACTAAATGCTCGATATAAAGATTTTATTAAAAACACCACAAAGCAAAGCCGAATAATTGGAAAGTTTTTTGAAAAAGAACGCCTTATTGTGTGGGCCATGCAGACGAATTCGGCAAACCTAGATAACGACGCATTTCTTGTTTTGGATTTAAAATGGGGAATTTCAAGCGAAATGACATTCACAACTTGGTCTGGAAAAAGCTTTAGACCAAGCGCGATTGAGGTTTTTAATAATGAAATCATGCGCGGAGACACTCGCGGATTTATTTTAAAGCATAAAGAAAATCTGCTTTCAGACCCAAAGATAAATATTTATAAGTCAGCCTCAGACTGGATTTCAGAAACTATAGTTTGGACGATTAAGACAATTCACTACAATTTCGGCGGGACTTTTTTTAGAAAAATGCCGACTCGTGTTTTGCTAACAATCGCTAACTCTGGAAACACAACGGTTCAAATAAACGCGATAAGAGACGATGGCCGAAACAATAGCGCGTGTAAGCCCATAAGGGTAAGAAACGATTTTGTTTGGGGTGACGACGAATTCGTTTGGCGAACGTCGACATTCATTTGGCGCGGAGCCGGACTTATCGAACAGTGGCGACGGTTCAAGGCCAAGGCCCTGCGTCTTGCTACGTTGCAGCTTGTCATCACAAATGGTTTTAGTGAAATCACTAATTCGGACACTCTTGGCCTTGCAACAATAAGTGGCGCTGGCAACACCGCCACGCTTACGGCTCCCAACAAGTGGCCGCTTAACTGCGAAGACTATTATCTCGCCACAGAAGTCGACGGCTACGTGAAAGAGTACCTAATCGACAGCCGCATATCAGACACGCAAATATCTATTATTGACCCTTTAAACGACTTTCCAAGCGGCTCTAAAAAATGGGTTATACGTGGAAAGAAAAAGGGCGAGAAACTACAGTTATTGGGCTTTAATATACATTGGGCTAACGTCTCGCAAACTCAAGAAACATACGACTCTTCGGCTGAGGCGACTGGAAAAAATGCTTAAAGATATAGCCAAGAATAACGATGTATTTGTAGTATTTATGAGAGGAAATCATGGCTTTTAAAACATTTGGCGATTTACGCTTACAGCTTGAAAAAGAACTAGACCTTGAGGGTGAAGAGTTTATTTCGCCAGACGAAATGATAGGATATTGGAACCATGCTGTTAGCGTGGCCGAGAGTCATATCATAACGCTCGGTCTTCGAGATAAATATTTTCTTGCAAGAGCAAAGCTTTCGACAGTTCAAGGCGAAGAGGAAATTGCTTTGCCGTCTGATATTTACGCAAACAAACTTTTAAAAATAATTTACCGAGACGGTGCAACGTTTTATACTTTATTGCCGCTTTCATCTAAAGATATGTTTGAAGACTATGAGTTTTTAAATAACTACTCTGGGAGCGACAACTATCGCTACATGATAACTCACACGACTCCAGGACAAGAAAAGCTTTTACTTGTTCCAGCAGCAAGAGAGTCTCGAACTGACGTTATGACAATCTGGTATTTCAGAGACGCAAACCGCTACACTGTTGACGCTGATATTTGTGATTTGCCAGAAATTGCCTATGAATATTTGCACGCTTATGTGCGATCGCAATGTTATTCAAAAGAGTCTCATGTAAATTTTGATGCGTCTGTTCAAGATGCCGCTGTTAAAGAACAGCTTATGATTTCTGTTTTATCTGGGCAAATTGCTGACAATGAAATGTCAAAAATGGAAATTGATCTAACGTCTTATCAGGAGAGTAGCTAATGACAACTGGCCAAAATATGATGAGCCAAAAAGATATTGATGCAAAAAATGCCGCTGACGAAAATGCTCGTCAAGAAAAATTAGCAATGGAGTCAGAGCGTGCGGCTCGTGCTGCGCAAGACAAATTAAATACTGACTACGGCGCGAATAAAGGCCGTCGAACCTACGAGCAATCTGCGGCTGAGAAAAAAGCTGGAGTACAGGCGCAAGACTATGAAGGTATGCGGGACATACGAACTGGCGAATTGCTTGACCAATACAGGGTTGACCCATTCAAGGGCGACGCATCTAAGCGTATGCGTGACGAGGCTCTTGGCTCTGGCCCTAGCGAATGGGCGAAGGCGGCACTTCAACGACAACAATTTGAGCAAGGTCAAGGCGCAGACAAAGCGGGACTTCAACAGCAAACCGCACAATCAGCGGCGCAAGCTCAGCTTGCACGCCAGGGCGGTATTGGGAGCGGAGCAAGAACAAGCCTCGCCAGATCGGGAGCTCGCGACGCGCTAATGGCTCAACAACAAAATGCTGCGCAAGGAATTCAACAGCGTTTCGGAATTAACGAAACCGACACAAAACGAAGACAAGATTTGCTTGCTGGAACAGCTGACATTGAAAGACAAGCTCAGCTCAAAAACATGGAGTCTTTGCAAGGCGACGTTACAAATTTAGCGAAGTTTCAAGGAAACCGTTACAACGCACAAATGAAGGCGTGGGCTGACGAACAGTCGGCAAATGCTACTCGTGAAGCTGGCGGCGGGGGCGGAAAGAAATGAGTCTAGAGCTTAAAAAGCTTACCCCCGAAGAGTGGGGGTTTTTATCACAGAGCGCGATTAAATATTCGCTTGGCTTTGATTGGCCAAAAGAAAAAAATCGAGTGTCTTATGCTCTAATTGTTGAAGAAAACGAAACTGGAAACATTATGTGTTATTCAACAATTATAGAATTAGACTCTGAGTCTGTGTATATGCAACACGGCGGTAACTTTCCAGCGGCGCAAGGCTCAATACTTACGACAAAAGGTTATCTAATGATGATTAACTATTTGCGTGAGCATTACAAAAGCGTTTCGACTAGAATATGGAACAAAAATAAGCGAATGTTAAAACTCGCTTGGGCTGGCGGATTTGTAATTCAAGGAATGGACATTGCTACCGACAAGGGCATTATGCTTATTCACGAGCTTGATATGGGGAAAGATGAAATTAGAACTAGCGCTGAGTGAAATTCAAACGATTGAGTCAGAGCAAAAAGAACTGACTCCAGAGATTAAAGCTCTACTTAGAAAAAAGATTTCTGAGATAGAAAGCTTTGTTGCGTCTCAAGATCAAATTGAAATTCCACTTAAGCATTATTTTTCTAAAGGTGTTTACGCTCGTGAAATTACAATTCCAGCCGGTTCAATTATCGTTGGAAAAATTCATAAACACACAAATCTGAATATGTTAATCAAGGGCGAAATTACAATTATTTCTGTCGACGGAGCAAAAAGAATGAAAGCTCCGTGCACAATTGTTTCTTCGCCTGGGGTTAAGCGCCTTGCTTATGCGCATGAGGAAACCGTCTGGACAACAATTCATGGAACCGACGAGACGGACTTGGAAAAGATTGAAGAGGCATTTATTGCTAAGGACTACAGCGAAGTTGTTGGAATTAGCGCACAAGATTTAAAACTTTTAGAGGGGGTTTGATATGTCATGGGTCGCAGTAGGAATGACCGCTGTTGGCGCGGTTACAGCCGCAAATTCAAGAAAAGCGGCGCAAGAGCAAAACCAAAAACAGGCTGAAATGGCCGCTGCGCAAACGCAATATTCAGCATGGACTGGCGCCGCTCCGGGCGAATTCACTCCGCAAGCTGTACCTGGCGGAGCCCTTCAAGGTGCCGCGACAGGCGCACTTTCTGGAATGATGTATAAAAATGCAAACGCAAAAACTCCAGAGACGCCAACACCGCCAGCTGGGGCCGCAGCTCCGCTTGGCAAGGTTTCTCAAGGATTTGATATGAAACAAATGCAAGGGCCAAATCCGAATGTTGCTCTTGGACCAGAAGAGGAAGAGCGCAGAAAAAGAATGATGGCTGGAATAGCATAAGGGAGTTTTAAATGGCGGCACCGCAAAGTAAAAAAAATCCGTGGGACATTATGGATTTGATTAAAAACGCTGGCGGCAAATCTGGCCCAGTAGATTTTTCTCAAATGCTTAACATTTCTGGCGACCAGACGAACCCGGCTGTTATGTCGCAAATGTCTCAGCAAGCGTCTGCTCCGCCGCCTCAAGACGGCGGAATGTCGACGCCCACAGCTGCGCCACAAGAAGAGATTGGCGGAATGTCTATGGCACCGCCACAGCCACAAGTTACTCAGGTTCCGCCACAAAAAGTGAAACTAACTGC